CGCCTTGCTGCCAAGTTGATCAAGCACGGCAGCGCGAGCCTCATCAAGGCTGCGGCCGGACTCAACCAGCTGGCGGCCAAGGTCGGCCATGCCGTGCTTTTCGGTGATAGCGGTGATGCCAGAAATGCGGATGCGCTCAGCCTTGGCAGCCTCTTGAGCCGCCTCAGCCCGCACCGCCATCAGATCGGTGGTGGTGTCTTCCATATCAGTAGAAGTTGGGACAAGTGATGCGGCTGTGGCCGCGAGGGGAGCATCCATTGAACGCCCTACGCCAATTGTAGGGTCGGCAGGAATTGACACTAGCGATAGCTCGTGCGCGCTCCATCGCGTCACGATAAAGTCTTCACCGCGCTGCTCCATATCGTTGATCGCATAGCCGAAGCTCACATTGCGCAGTACGCCATCACGAACATCGTTCATCACCTCCTGCGCAAATGGGTTGCGGCTCATGCGCACGCGCGCGTAGCCGCGCTTCTGGCCTTCATCCACCCATGCGCGTTCAACCACGCCGATCAGCTTGTCCGGGTCATGGTTGAACAGCAGCGGCGCACCATCATTCAGCCGCGCCAGATCAACAGCCTCGCGGGTATGGGCCAGGATCTCATTGCCGAAGTAGCGCGCGACCGGGTACTCGCTGGAGAACGGGAACTCAAGAGTGCGGTCATCTTCTGCGATCTGCGCTGATCGAGTGAATGACACCGGTTCCGAGCGCTGCATACGCTCACCGGTTGCCACTTCAAACAGGATCTCCTGCATGTCATTGTCGCTCAACCATTGCCGGGCCTCGTCGGCGCTGAACCGCGCCGCGTCAAATCGAATGGCTTGCAGCTCGGTATTGCCATCCTTGATCCCATAGATGAAGTCAACGCCAGGGCCGCCTTCATCATTCACGCGTCTGATCTCATCGTATTGATCAGGATCGGTCAATCGCGCCGCGTGCTCATTGGGATACGGTCGTTCCATCGTGCGATCTTGCAATGCCTTAATCCTATCGGCCTTGGATGTAGACCAACTTTGGCCAGCATCGCCGCCCCATGCCGCCCATGCCACGCGGCCAGGTGATGGGTAGCCGTCTTCGCCTTGGCTGAAGCCCTGCCCTTGCTTGTCGACTTCATGCCGCGCAAACCATGCGGCCATCGTGATCACGGTGTCAGGCGACAACTCATCGCCACTCAGGATCTGCGATGCCCTGGTGGCCGCCACATCAGTGCCGCCCTGCTCGCCATCAGCCTTCCACGCGCGGTAGCGCTCAGCTTCCTCGCGCATTCCAGCGGTTGGCATCAGGTTGATCTCGGTGCCGTTGATGTTGGCCATTAGGCAGGCTCCTCAGTAGGCAGTTGCGTCTCTGGGTAAGGATTGCCGATCTGCTGAAGGCCAGCGCCGGTTACCTGCGTTGGGTCGCTATCCACCACGATGTTCATTTGATCCAGCATTGCCAGCTCAGCCTGCCGCGCCAGCAGCAGCTCATCAAGATCCCCACCCTGCTCTGCAACCACCTCGCCAAGAGTCTTGAAGCCACACCGCACCGCTTCCTTGTATGCGGCCACCTCCTTGGCAGGGTCAACCCATGCCCAGCCGCGTGGCATCCACCGCGCGGCCTTGAAGCGATCGGGTGCCAGCTCGTAGCCGGGTAGCGATAACGCATTGCTCAGCACCGCCAGCTCAATCCACTCGTGGAATACGCGGCGGTGGAAGTTTTCGATCATCCACGATTGCAGAATGCGCCAGTGGTCGCGGTCTTCAATCAGGCTGAGCCGGCTGCTGCTGTAGTTGGTCTGACTGAAATCGCGCGAGATCGTCTCGTAGCTGCAGCCGATGCCTGCAGCCATGGCGCGCAGCATTGCCCGCAGGAACGGCTCGAACTGGCCATCGGGGCTATCCAGGCTCGGCACTGTGACCGACTCGCCGGGGTTGAGGTATTTGAAGACCCCGGGTTCAAAGTTTGAGACCCGCTCGCCATCCATGACGTCATCACCGATCAGCTCGCCCTCGGGGCTGGTAATGAAGCCCATGAGCGCGCTGCTGGCCCGAGCACGCACCACCTCGGCCTGCTCGTAACCCGCCAGGTGGTGCAGTCGTTGTATTGCACTGGCAAACCATGTGACGCCTCTCGTCTGGCCGGGGCGCTCGGCGCGGTAAAGGTGAATGATCTCCTCGGCCGGGATGCGCTTGTGCCGCTGCGTGCTGATCTGCTGGTTGCTGAACTGGTAGTCGCCGGGGTGATACGCCAGGAAGTGATACGCGATTGGCCTGCCCCATCCGTCAACCTCGACCCCCATGCGGATCTCATTGCCCTGCTGGCTGCGGCCATTGAGACCATCATCCAGCTGATCTGCCTCGATCACCTCCATCGCCAGCGGGATGGTGCTGCCACCAAAGCTCTGCCGCACAAGCCTGATGAACACCTCGCCGCTCTCGGCGCAGGCGCGGATCACTAGCCTTTCAATGTCGGCAAAGCTCAGCTTGCCGCCGGTGTGGCAATGCCGCGCAGTTGTCCACTGCCGCCATGCCGCCTCGATCGCATCATTGATGCTGGTATCAAGCTTGCCGCCGCGCTGCATCCGCACCTGCGACTGGAACGGGATGCCCTGCCCGATCACGTTGCCTTCAATCGCGCGCAATGCCTGCCGCGCGTAGTCGTTGTCCCTGCACAGCTGCCGCGCGCGATCGCGCAACTTCTGCGCACTGCCGTAGATCTCGCTGTCGGCGCTGGTGTTGCCTGTCACCCAGTCAGCAGTCAGCCTGCTGAACTGCGCGCCTTGGTACATCCGCCGCCGTGGTGCTGATGGTGCCGCTTGTTGCCTGCGCTTCTTGGCCATCAGCTGAACCTCACGAATAGGTTGTGCGGATTGCCCAGGCCATTGGCCGCCAGCTCGGCAGCCTGCTCACGCTTCACATCAGCTTTGAGCTTGGCCTCCAGCTGCAGCAAGTCTTCCAATCTCATCTTTGTCAGATTGCGGCTTCCAATGCTGTACTGCTGCACAGCGCCGCCTGCAATCATCGCGCGGATCGCGGACTGCACCGCATCAAGATCCTTCTGTGCTTGGCTGCGGCCATCAAACGCGCCAGGCGATCCGGCGTAGTTCAATGCCGCCAGTACATCAAGCTGACCAGCGCCGAGTGTCAGCTTCTCGCTGCCGGCAGTTGCAATCGCCTGCCAGTACCACTGCCCTGCATCGAATCCGACGCTGGTAGCTGCGGCAATCGTCAGCTCCCAGCCTTGGCCGTATGCAGTGCCGGTGATCGTTGCGCCTTCGCTTGCAGTATTGGTGCGCAGGTAATAAGTCAGCGTCCAGGTGCCGCTTGTGACGGCATTGCCGAACGCATCCACGCTGGCATCATCCCGCCATTTCACCGTGTCACCGGCTCGGATTGTCGCAGGGATGTTCACTGCTACCAGTTGCTAAGGAAGGCTGCGCCAGCCTTAGCTGATCTTAGCGATGGCTTAGCGCGTGCTTCTGCTGGCTTGTCGAGCTGATCCCATATCGTCTTGCGGTCATAGCGCGTGTAGAGATGGCACAGCGCCGCATAGGCATACACCAAGCAATCCAGCGCCTCATTGCGCGCTGATGGCTTCTTGACCCATTCGCGCACCGGGAACCCTGAGCGGTTGTATCGCATCACTTGCTTCTCGGCGGTCAGCTGCTCGAAGTAGTCAACCGTTGCATCCATGTGGAAGTGCAGGTAACCAGGGCCGGGCTCGCTGTGTTTGATCCGACCAAACAGCGTGGTCTTGATCGTGTCGCTGCCGACCGGATGCACCACCGCGCCGCGTTTCATGGTCTGGCCTTTGGCGTTCAGATCCACTCGGCTGCCCTTGCCGATCGGCGGCTTGCCGCGCTGGCTGGCGCCCTTGATCGCAATCACGCCCTGCCGGCCGCGCTCGCGTGCGTACTGGTAAACCTCAGCCGTGAAGTGGCCGCCACTGTCGATCGCCACCACATGCGGTCGGATGCCATGGCCCTGCGCGTGCGGCCATTCGCGCAGCACCATTGCGTCGAGTTGCTTCCATAGATCTGCGCGGCTTGGGTCGCCGTGGATCTCCTGGTGATCCAGCAGCCAGCCCTCCTCATCGCGTCCCCATGCCCAGACGCTGATCGCCAGTCGGTTGTCCTGCACGTCAACGCCGACCGTGACAGCTGACGCGCCATCTGGCACAGTACCGGGCTTGTAATGCTCGCAGCGCTCCATCAATCCAGTGGCGCTCACCTTGCTGGCGTAGTCCTCTGCGAACGTCTCGGCCAGTCGCGTATTCACAAAGCTTTTGAGCATCGGCGCATCCGCCTTGCTGCGCATGAACTCGTCAACCATGTCGCCCCAGCTCAGCCAGCCAAGCGGTGAATAGAGTCCACTCAGCTGAAAGCCAGCAGTCTTGCCGCCATCGCCAGGTGCAGTGGCGCGCCATTCACCACCACGCAGCAGGGCAGGCTTGTGCAGTTCCCCGAATCGCTCTTTGCACGCCTCGCATTCATATGCCGCGCTACTCGGATCATCCTTCTCCCACTTGAGCTGCGACCACTTCAGCCATTGCATCGCGCCGCAGCTTGGGCATGGCACGAAATAGCGGCGCTGATCACTGCGTTCATACTCCGCCTCGATACGGCTGAAGTCCTTGATGGTCGGCGTACTGGTCAGCAAGATCTTCCGCCGCGCGAACGTCGTCGCCCGTTTCTCGGCCAAGCTGACCGGATCGCCCTCGCCGTCAACGTCCAGCGGGAAAGCGTCCACCTCATCGAGGAAGATGTAGCGGCACGGCGTCGATCGCAGCCCAGTGGCTGAGTTACTTCCGGTCAGCAGCAGCATTCCGCCTGGAAACTCCTTGCTGAACATTGTGTTCCCGCTGTCCCTGCTGCGGCTTGGTGCGATCCGCTCAGCCAGCACCGGCGTGTCGGTGATCATGCTCTCAAGCCGCTGTTTGCTCAGGCGTTTGGCCATCTCAACCGTCGGCTGCACCGCCAACAGCGGGCCCGGTGCATGGTGGATCACATAGCCGAGCCAGTTGCTGCCGGCTTCGGTCTTGCCGGTCTGCGCCGCAAACATCATCACCACACGCTGCACGTTGCTGCCCGTGCTCAGGCAGTCCATCGGTTCGCGAAGGTATGGCGTGCGCCCTGTGCGCCATGGGCCAGGTTCGGCGCTGGCCTTGCTGCTGAGCATCCGGTACTGATCGGCCCACTCGCTGACCGTCAGCTGCGCATCAGGTCGCAGCCCATCGAGGAAGCCGCCGCGGTATGCGTTCATTCACTTAGCTCCGACAATGCCGCCCGGTGTTCTTGGCTGAGCAGTTCATGGATCACGACCGGATCCGTCTCGCCAGCCAGTTGATGACTCAAGCGGTCCGCCAGGTTGGCCAGTGCTTCACGGATGCTGCGCCCCAGCGCGAACGCTTCCTTCTTCACCTCATCAGCGCTGATCAGCTCGCGGCGCTGCTGGCTCACTTGCAGCTTGGCCAGCTCGGCCTGGTAGTGCTCACGCCTTGCGCGGCTTTCATTCAGATCCGGGATCTCGTCATCCGGCAATGCTTCAAGGCGGCGCTTCAGATCAGTGGGTGTCGGGTCGGCTAGAGGTGACACCTTGCTGCTGGCCGTGGCCCTGGTGTTCTTGTTCCACAGCTCCAGCGCCAGGTCGCGGTCCAGCCACCGCTGGCCGTCCTTGTCAACGATGGCAGCAGCGATTCGGCTTTTGCTGGCATGGGTAACCGCACCCTTCGTGCAGCCCTTCAAGATTGCAAACTCAGCAAAGCTGACTAGCACGGGTAGTTTAATCACTAAACCAATGCTAAACCCTCGCTAAACCGCCTGCCGTAGCTGTGCCGAGATCCCTTGCAGCGCAACGGTTTAGGCGGTTTAGCGTCTGGCGCTAGTTGAATGGCGAGGTTCGAATTTACCCACATGCAAGGAACGAAAAGGGACCCGTTCACTTCGACTTAAACACCAGCCTCTCAAAAATAGTTGGAAACTTCTCGTTGAATTTATCAATCATCAACCGGCGCGCTGGAAATGATTGTTTGTATTTTGGTTGGCGAGTGATGTTAAAGACTGTGTGAAAGCCGCGAGGCTGACCGCCGCTGCGTGGCCTTGATCCAACTCGCGCATAGATTCCACGCGGCAAGCCGCCAGGCTCGCCAACGAAGAATGAACTTGCGCCTTTTGTATTTGCTGTGTAACCACCTTCTCTGAATCCCTTCAGGCCCGACAGAACCCGCACGTAAGCGGGACCGGTCAGGTTGCCGTAAGCGTTCAGGCGCAATGGATAAACATCTGCCGGCACTGCGTATTCACCTGGTCTTAGCACACCTGTATCTTGCAGCTGACGTTCAAATCCCTTGTGTGATCTGGGTTGACCAGCTGCGATGGGTTGCAGGTATCTGGCTGCTGGCGTGCCCTTTGAGGCATAGTCCTTGAAACCCAGCATGACCGCTGGGTTGTTAGGCGTTGCGCGGGATACGAATGTGGAGTTAAGAGTCCACTTTGTAGGGTTGCTTATGTAAGTAGGGGTTTGTTGCTTGAGGTAATCCCGCGCATCAAATGCCGCCCCAGTCATTGCCTTGCCGATGTTGGCATCAAGGTTGCCGCGCAATGCGGCAACGTATTTTGCCATGGCATCTAACTGGGTGGTGTCAATAATCACTGCCGGATCTGCACTGGCATCACCAGATAAGTCTGACCGATGACGACAGGAGTTGTTGCCGCGTTTGCCTGGATGGTGATGTCAGTGTCCGTGAAGCCCTTGAGTCCATCCACCATGTAGTGAACGTTGACGGCCAGCTGCGGCAGCTTGCCATCACAGGCGACCGATTCAGCGCCGCTGCTGGTTTCGGATTCGGCGGTCACTTCAATGGCGCCAGCCTTGACGGTCAGTCGCACGATGTCATTGGGTGAAACGCACGCGATCCGCTCCAGCGCTGCGAGCAGCGCTTCACGGTTGCAGGTGGCCAGGGTCTTGAAGGTGGCAGGGATCAGCTGCTGCACCTGGGGGTAGGTTCCATCGAGCGTGCGCGTGATCATGCGCGTGGCCGTATCGAGCTGGATTGCGACGTGGCCGCCATCCACGGCAAAGGACGCAGGGTTCCGCACCTGCGCCATGGCGCGCGCCGGGATCACCACATCCATCACGGGCGCATTGGACGGGATGGTGCGCGATGCGAGCCGGTGGCCGTCGGTGGCTTCAATGCGCAGCTCCTTGCCATCGGAGATCAGGTGAATGCCAGTGAGCACCTGCTTTGATTCATCAGTGCTCGCTGCCACCAGCACGGCAGCCAAGGGCGCCGCCAGGTCGATCGCAGTGCCCTCAGCAGCGTCCACTGCGGGCAGTCCGGGGAAATCATCCGCAGAGGCCGCTGAGAGGCTGTAGGAGCCGCCTGCAGTGGCCAGTGCCACGCGATCACCGTCAACGGTCAAGGAGACCACGCTGGCGGCGTCGAGACGGCCTGTGATGTCCGCCAGCAGGCGGTATGGCACGACGGTGGCGCCAGCAGTGTCAACCATGGCGTCGATGCTGGTCTGTATGCCGATGCTCAGGTCATAGGCGGTGAGCTGCAGCTTCCCGCCATCAGCGCGGAGCAGTACGCCAGAGAGGATCGGATGGGTCTTGCCATTGCCGACAGCGCGGCCAACAGCTCGCAGCGCACGGCTGAGGTCGGATTGAGTGCAGGTGATCTTCATTGAGCAGCAGCTTCAGAAAGGGAACAAAGGATGCCGTCGCAGTCGGCTTGGAACGATGCCACCAGCTCCAGCGGGATGGGGCGGTCATCGTCCTGCGCGTTGTCGCGGATGGCATCGGCATAGGCGCGTGCCAGCACCAGGGTGTCGTGCAACCGGTTGATCACCGGCGATTGCTTGGCGGGAATGTCGATCGGATCCATGGGTCAGCCTTGTGGCCAGTGCAACCCTACTCCGTCGTGATCCATCCTGCAACAAACCTAACAGACCTAACGCATTCCTAACGGGCTCTGTTAGGCGCAAACCCC